GCGATGGCGGCGAACGACACGAAAGAAGTTACACGGCTGCTCAAGCAGCAACGCGCGGCCGACCGTCAGCGCAACGAACAGGAAATCTCGCGTATCACGCAAGCGGGCGGCGCGGCAATTGGCTCAATCGCGCAATTATCGGCGGACCGACTTCCCTACTATTCCGGCAAATATAAAAAGCTCATCGACGAAAGAATGGCGACATTCAGGGATAACAACCCTGGCGCAATACTGACACCCGAGCACTGGAAGGCTGCGCACGACCTCGTTGTCGGCGAGAATATCTCAGACATTCAGGCGGCAGACCGCGAAGAAGCTATTAGAAAGTCGCGCGAACCCGACCCGGCGCTCATCCCAAGCGGTGGCCGCAGCGAGATCGAGGAGACCGAGAAAGAGCCCGAGAACTTGGCTCAGGTGCTCGGCGGCGACTGGAAGAAGGAATTTCGCGTCAAGCAGCGCGCCGTCGGTGGCCGTAGCGACGACGAAGAATTGCGCAAACTCCAGTTCAACGGCGGCTTGAAAGAGTTCGTTGCCGTGCGCAAGCAGATGGAAGTGCTGGAAGACGAGACCAACGGAAGCCTCGGCCTCGACCGCGACTGGACTGATGAACAGGGCCGGCAAGGCCAACGTGCAGATAAAAACAAGGGGAGTTGGGTTTAATGCCGAAAGGCGAAAAGCCGATGGATTTGCCTGCGGGCCACGAGCGCGACGAAGCGGAGCGCAAGGTCGCCGACGAATTGCAGGAAGAAATCGAGACACGTCAGGCGCGCGACGGAATCGAACCAATCGATGCGGCCAAGATGGCGCGACGAGACAATGAGATTTTGGGCCAACTCGATGCGGCGGGATTCATTCCCATCGAGAACCGCGAGGACGGCAAGAATTATGTCTTCCTGACGGTGGCCGATGGCTATCCCGATAACGCGAAGGCAAATATCCGCCAGATGCACGCGACCGCGAAGCGTCTAGGATTTAAGCCGGTGCAGGGCAAAGATAATCCGGTCGCGGCGAATCTAATCGGCAACGACAGCGCGGGGCCGACCAGCCTTCGCGGTGTTGGCGATACCGTCCTGTTCGAGCAGACCGAAGAAGCGCGGCGAACGATGGAAGATGCCGACCGCCGCAAGCTCAACAACCAGATGGCGGTCGAGGAACAATCGGTCGTCTATGCCAGTGAGCGCCTTGGCCGCGCGGGCATGGCGAATACGATGCACACCCTGAACGACGCGGACCCTCGTGTCGCTCGTGGCGCCGGACCCCTTCAAGCCGAAACATTCAGTTATCAACCTAATCGAACGAATTTCACGGAAGGCGATATGCGCCGCGGCTCGATGCGTGGGCCAGACGGGCAGACGCTTCAACCGGGATTTGATGCAAGGAGATTTCGCTAATGGCGTCGAACATTCAGCCGATTGCGCAGGGGCCGACTCCGGGTGGCTGGTCGGATGCTTTCACCTACCACTATGCCGAGGCGGCAAGCCAGACTTATGTCGTCGGGGCGCTATTGAAATTCTCGTCTGGCGGAATGGCGATCATTAGCTCGGTTACGGCGCCGACCATCGCAGGTGTCGCGCTTGCCAAGGCGACCGGCGTAACCGCTGCCGATGCTCCGGTAGTTCTCCCGTTTCAGGAAGTGCTGTTCGAGGTGAGCGTGGACACGACCACGACCTCCGGAACCGCCGCGCTCGGCACCGGCAAGCCCTCCGATTTCACCATCGGCACCAGTTATCAGCTTCTGCTCGATAGCACGAGCGGCAACTACTACATGGGCACGGGCACCGGCAATCCGGTGTTTCAGCTCATGGGCTACGACCCCGATCAAAAGAGCTTAGTCAACGGCCGCGTACAGGTTCGCATCCTGACGAGCCAGACCATTTACAGTTAAGGAGAACTAGATGCCGGCCGTAACTTCAGCCTTTAGCGACCTGCTCTCGACCAAGTTTCAGACTTATTTGGTCAATGTGGGCAAAGAGTATCCCCGTCTTTGGCCGCGCTGGATCAAGAGCGTGGACATGGAGACCAACCCGTATATCTCATCGAAGATTTCGGGCATGGGGCAGCAGCCGTACAAGCCGGAAGGCCAGCAGTTCGTACCTGACCTGCCGATTCCGGGGCCGAACTTCCAAGTCACTGCGACTCCCTACGGGCAGTTGTTCAGCGTGACCTGGGAAATGTGGCGCGACGACAAGTACGGCGTGATGGGCGAAATGTGGACCGACATGGGCCGCAGCAATCGTTTCCGTCAGGAAGTGCAGGCCTTCGCGACCTGGCCGAACAACGCTTTCAGCGTGGCGACCGGCTACGACAACGCGACCCTCTACAATACCGCGCACGTCGATTTGGATGGCACCGTGCAGGCCAACCGGCCTTCGCCTGATGTGACCTTGTCGCAGACTGCGGTACAGGCCGGACAGGTCAACTTCGATCTGCTGAACGACGAACGCAGCCGCCCGCAGAACGTGGCGGCGGCCCGCGTTGGTATTCATCCAGCGAATCGGTACGTTGCGCGAGTGCTGTTCGGTTCGTCAGGTCAGAGCGGAAGCGCCAACAACGATACCAACTCGATTATCGAGGACGATCTGACTTGGGGCGTCATCCGCTACATGACCCGCACCCAGGATTGGACGCTATCCGCACCGATGATGGAGTCGGACGTTGAGTTTATGTGGCGTGACCGCCCGCGTGCGCGCACCTTCGACGACCCCTTTATCGAGGCGTCGGACCATACCGTCTATCAGCGGTTCGCGATGCGCGTAGGTGACTGGCGCTGGACTTACGGTTCGAGCGTAGGATTCTAAAATGCCGACAACCAATTTCCCTAACGGTATCACCGCTCCGGGCGTTGGCGCGGCCATCCAGACCCCGCCCATCCTCCTGCCACAGACCGCCAACAAGACCATTTTCACCGTAGCCGGCGGCTCCGTGTACGTGTCGATGATTTACGGTCATTGCACGGTAGCGGTCGGCGCTGTCGCCAATGCGACTAAGTTGCAGGTAGTCCCGACTGCGGCTGGCCTTGAGCCGGTTACGGCGGTCGATATTTGCGCTACGGCAGAGCTGAACGCACTAGCGGCGGGCACGCTCTACATCCCGGTTACCTCGTTCGCCACGGCGGCATCCATTACTGTGACCAGCGGCGTTGGCCCGATCGCGGCGGCGACCTTGTTCACCGGATTCATTATGAAGCCCGGAGTTATCCGGATTAACTGCGCGGGCTCCGATGGTTCGGTCGGGCTGATTGCGTGGCACATGGTTTATGTGCCGGTCAGTTCGGAGACGGCGAAAAGCATTCCGGGCGTTGGCCTGTCAGTGACTGCGGCGCAAGTGTGATGGCCGATAACAAGCAGGGCAAAACCGTCATCCCGGCGAAGAACGTCGTTCAGCGTATCGGCGAGAAGTCGGGGCCGATTGCGGGGACGGGCGTTGCCAAGAAGGGCTACGGCACGATGAGCACGCAGAAGGCCGGGAAAGATAATGTCTAAGAAAGCCGCTAAGGGCAAAGTCGAGAAGACGATGAAGGAGTTCAAAAAGGGGACGCTTCATTCCGGCTCGAAACAAGGCCCGAAGGTCAAAAACCGCACGCAGGCTATCGCGATTGCGCTGGCCGAGAAGAGGAGAAAAGGCGGAATCGTCAGCAAAGTCGGGAAAGCGCTGTCTTAGTCCTATGGTAACGCTCGCGAGTTTTACGTTTGAGATTTTCGCGATGAGCGGCATTGTCGCGGTACTCGCGACGCTGTACGCACAGAGAACAATAGCCCCGACTGCGATGAATATGATCGGTCTTCCCGCAATCTACGCAGGCATCGAAATTCCGAGACCAACGTCCTTTCTTTCCGTTGTGATGAAGCGAATGTTCCTTACTGGACACCAACGCCAAATTGTCCAGCGCGTTATTAAGTCCATTACCATCGATATGGTGAACCTGTTCATGGCGTTCCAGTATACGGCCCAAGAAACGCTGCATGACCAAGCGATGTTCGGAGATGTAGCCGCCCGGAAGCCCCTTATATCGGACATTCTTATACTTCGGCGTGCCATCGGACTTTCTCGGAATGGGCATGTTGGACATTGTAGCATGAAAGCAGCGTGGTAGGGAAGACTATCGTGAATCGTAAAGGACCAATGGGGACCGATCAGGCTTACAAGCCGACGCCGTCCATTATGGGAGGAAAGATGAAGAAGAAGGCGATGCCCAAGAAAGGCAAAAAGAAGTAACTTCTGGTAGAATTGGCCGTGTGGAAACCCAACTCACAGAACGATTCCTCGACCGGACGCAGCCAGAGCCTATCACGGGTTGCTGGCTGTGGACTGGCTCGCGCACTAAAGGCGGATACGGGCACCTTTATTTAGGGTCGCCCAATCGTCGCGTTTACGCGCACCGCTTCTCGTACTCGCAATTCAAGTCGCCAATTCCTGAAGGTTTGCAGATTGATCATCTGTGCCGCACGCGTAGTTGCGTCAATCCTGACCATCTTGAGCCGGTGACGAATCGAGAGAACGGGGTACGCGGTGAAGGAATCGCCTCGCGAGCGCACAAGGATATTTGCGTCAAAGGGCATTCACTCTGGAAAATGCGAGCAAATGGGCGGCGGCGCTGTATTACCTGCTCTCGCGCTGATGCGAAGGCGGTACGGGATGGACGAAGAATATGGCAGTCGCAGTCCGCGAAATAGCGAGGCAAGTCGTTGCAAATCTTGGATTGGATTCGGGCTATGAGTTGGCCGCGCAGTGGTGCGGACAAAGATACGCGGAACTGGCCGCCCGTGCAAAGTTTCGGCACTTACGACAGTACGGGCAAATATATCTCCCTGCGCCAATTAACAGCGGAACCTGTACTGTCAACCTCGACAATCCGACCGTATTACTGGACTCTCAAGCCCTAGCTACCTGCCAAGCAAATCAGTTCTACCATTGGCCGGATGGGTTCACCGGCCTTTTCTTTCGTCCGCAGGTCGCGCTCACCTGGTATCGCATCGCCTACGCCGAGCAAGACGGCACGATCATTCTTGAGACGCCCTTCGCTCAAGATAACGGCTTCCTCTTCAATCAGAGCAATCCGCCTCCACTAGTGCAGAGCGGGATTCCGTTCTATATCCTCCCGCGCTACGTCCAGCTCGCGCCCGAAGCGCGGCAGTTGGGCGAGTTCATCTGCGACTTCATGTATCGCGCACTTGAAATGGTCAGCGAAGATACGCTGAATCGCCGGATCGCGCCTAACCGTTTTCTGGTGTGGGCGTATCCGCAATTCGTGGCGGAACTCAACAGCAATCTGAACGTGACCGGAGCCCCGAAACAGGTCGAGATTTATCCGTGGCCGACGCAATCGATCACGATGCACTACACCTATTGGGCGACGCCACGGCTGCTCGACATCAGCGATTACATTCCGCCGACCATCGACCCCGACATCGTGCGGACGGGGGCAATGATAGATGCGTGCAACAACCGCGCTGGGAAGGCCGTGCGCATGGGAAATCTACAAGAGGCGGCCTACTACACCAACCTGGGGAACCAGAACCGCACCGAGTTCGAGAAGAAGATTCTCCGCGCCATCAAGAACGACATGGGCGCCGAAGATTTGGCCTTTGAGTTACGGCGCAATGGTTGGAAGCCGCCGCTCGATTGGGACCCAGTTCAGGGGGCTTACGAAAATTTCCTTGCGCGCGGGTACTAAAAAATGAAAGACC